GCCTGAGAACATAGGGCAAGCAGTTTTGAAAATCTGAACATAACCTTCTCGGTCATACATTTCATCTTTCCAAGATGCTGGAGCCCCTGACCCTTCAGCCCATTGAGACCCAATTACTTGACCTTTTGCATCTTCTTCAAACTCATATGTTCCAGCTGTCAGAACACTAACGGTTAGGTTTGCCTCATCAGTGTCAGTAGCTAAATCTACAGCTGTAATCTTAAAGTTAAGAATGCCATCGTCCGCACTTTGAAGAGCTATAATTTGGCCTACTAAAAGGAACTGTGGCTGACTCCCTGCTTCTATATTGCCATATTTATCGTATCCACAATCTACAGCAATAGTAAATGTGTCATCTACAGCATATGTGTCTTCAGTAACATCATCAACAACTTCAAAATTACGTCTTTGCCATTGATGTCTTGATTCTAAAAATTTAAAAACTGGGTCATCAGTCGCTTTCTTTGCTACTTTAGATAAGTAAACGAAGAAAGGCGATTGTTGAGGTGCCAGTTCTGCTACGCGTTCGCCAAAATTAAACAGCTGACGCGTATTATCAATACTAACACTAGATTCTAACGCATTTCCAGTACCGGTACTTAATATATCTACACTCATAATCTACCTCCTACGGTATTTAGATTATATGATTACTTCCAAGGGTTTCCTGAATTGTAATCACCTATTAACGAATCCATAATTTGGTCGCTATCAGAACGTCCAGTTTGCCCTGAAGCTGGCATAACCCCCATTGGAGAAGGTATTTGCTGTGCTTGTTGGGTTTGCTGAAAGGCTGGACTAGGCGCTGCATTCGCAGGAGCCTGAGTACCACCCTTTTGCATTCTATATAATGCTACCAAATTATCCATTGAGATTGAGTTAGGGTCTGACATGGAATGTATAAATTCCTGAGCCTCGTCATTTGAAAACCCATGATGACCAGTAACATATTGCTGTATCTCAGAAAGCTGACGATGTTCTTGTATCTGCGCTTCACGCTGACGCATTGCACTGCTTCGCTCTTCTTCGACCTTATTAACACGTTCCTGCATTAGGGCCACATCATACTGGCTCTTTAAGGAATTATATTCTACAATATCTTCCTGCCAAGTCTCCATCTCATCTAGATAACGGGCACTCTCTGATGTTTGGTCACCCCAAGCATCCTCGCGAGAATATCCGTGTGGTTTTTGTGGTTTATCTGGAGGGGGCGGAAATGCCTCTGCTTGCGGTTCTTCAGTAGGTACTTGAGCTTGAGTTGGCGGGGCAGTCTGTTGCTGTCCTATTTGCGCTCTCAATGATTGTAACTCGTTCTCCCTTTGAGCTGCTTGAGATTGCCAATATTCAAAACGTTTCTCATCATTTTTAGATTGGGTCCCAGTTTGAGTAGGGGGTATTTCCTGAGCCTGGGGAGCCTGCTCCTGAGATGGAGGGGTATCCTGTGGCTGTGTCTCCGACGCACCAAAAAACGCATCTTCAACGGTTAGATTTGTATCTGTAGAGCTCTCGGGAGTAACAGGCGCTTCAAATGCAGTCTCTGCATTATTCGGATTTGCTACTGGAGAGGTGTCTATCTGTCTATTATCTTCCATTTACTTTTCCTTTTTATTTTGACTGCTTCCTTTTCCACTAAAAGAAGGTGAGTCATTTTTTGTAGCTAAAGCTATATCACGCTTTAGAGTGGATAAGTTGTCATCAAGCCTTTTTTCAAATACAGTCCCTGCAGCCTTACTTTTATTTTTAACACTATCGAGTTCTGTTTTGAATTTCTCAACTTCAACCTTCTTACGTAGACTGACTGCTTCTCTATCTCTAGATTGCATATCGCCCTGTAATTTTTTAATCTGTCCTTGAGCTTGCTGCAACGCACCTTGGAGCTGGGCAACCTCATCAGTTCTTTGAAGAACACCTTCCATATCAAATATTTCAGTTTTCTTAAGAACTTCTTTTTTATCAATTAAACCTTTTGAATATGCATCCATATAAAATTCAAGCTCCGCATATCTATTAGACGGGAGTGTTGAACCAGATACATACACAAAGTCATACTTGCCTAAAGTAATATCATTAATTACCTTTATTTCACCTGTTTTATCATCAACTAGTTTTTGGTTAATAACATACTCATCTATAGAATTGTTAGGTTGGACAACCCTGAAAATCTTTTGTTGTGTATAGAGTTGTTGCATTAAAGCAAATGCCACTCTAGCTACACGTGTCAATCCAGCTTCTATATCAGCTAATTTAGATTTCATCTTTCTTTGACCAAATTCATCTAAAGATATGGTTGCCTTATATGTTTGAGGGGCTGCTTGTGAGTTCCCCATCATAAGTTCATATAATCCCATTTGATGGTCTATATCAGACTTAGCTGTTTGCTCATTATGATATAATTCATTAGGTAAAGGTGTTGGCTGAACAGGTATTGGTGCACCATCTGTAGGGTCAAAAGGTATTGCCACTCCAGGCTGTGCCCATTTCTGTTCAAATTCTGCCATATCAACACTACCTTCTGGTACAAGTATCTTAGTATTAGTACTTGTAGTAGCATGTGCTATTATCAAAGAGCGTGTTTTATTTATATATTGTTGTACACCCTTTATCATTCTAACATCAGATGTTGGATAGGGGGTACGAGTATGTATATTCATTAATGGTATAATAGGATATTCTTCTGTAGGTAATATTCTACTATAAAGTAATGTATCTCCAATAATCACACACATTTTTACTCTAGAGACTTCAACCTCTACAACCTCAATTTTACCCATTTGAATTAAAGCTTGAAATGTTACTTGCTCAATAGGTAGTTCAGGCTGTTGTGCATCAGGAGTATAACCTAATTTCTGCATATCTTGAGATTGCATTTGCTGCATTTGTTGCATTAATTGTTGTACTTGTGCCGGGTCCGTTAATATCTTCTGACCTTGTAATATCCATGCAGGTTGTTGCATATATTTCGTAAAGGCTTCTTCATCTAATAAATCTTCTTTTCCAGAAAATGATTCAAATATTCTATATTTGGGGACCTGAATCTTATTATAACGTTCATACCCTCGAACATATTCTTGGTTAGCTACTTGTCCTACATCTTCAGGAAATATAGCATTGTAATTATCTGTAGCCTGGTCAGTAACTATTTCATTCCAATTCTGGTCTGAAGACGCATTATGTATGGCTTTTTTATACATAGGGTACATCTTAAGAGCTTGTGCTTTAGTAAACATACGTGATACTATAATATTTTCAGCATCATCAAGATACCTACTTCTACTGTTTGGGTCTATATATACATCTAGAGGGTCAAGGTCTTTAATGACTACCTCGCCTTTACCCATATCCAATGAAGGGTCCTGGAATACTTGTATTAATCCCATCCCCATTACATAGTAATCATCAATAGCAGAACGGATTACTGAGGTTCCATCAGAGATATCTATCATATAAGACAATAGCGCGGATACTACTTGCGCTACTTTATTATCTGAGTCTTCTCTCGGAGCCACCCTAAAGGAAGGCCGGTTTGAGGTTAACATCGCCTTCGCCGATTCTACTGCGGGATGTATTCGATTTACCGTGACGGGAGATTGACCACGAGCTATTAATATATCTTCCTGCTCTGCAGTCCATTGCCTACCTAAACGAAACTCTTTATCCTCTTTAGCATTAGTAGCCCAAATCTCTCGACTCTGGTTGTAAATATTAAAGAGTTCTAGCGTCTCATCTATATACTTCTTTTCTAAATGTTGCGAATCTACAGTATTAATCATACCCATAATTTACAGACTATAATACCATCCAATCAAGTACTTTTTTAACTTTTGATACTTTATTATTACTATCCTCCCACTTTTTGAGTCTACAAGGCTTAGCTCCATCTAATGCTGTCCATATAGCATCCATAATATCATCATGCTTGCCACGAGGATAAGATAGAAACTCTTGTTGTCCAGTAAGGTCCTGAGGCCTCCAATAAAATTGATTGCGAGCGAACATAGGCACCAAAGACAATAATCTTTCTGACTTCCTATTCCTTGGCTTAACCCCTTTTTCAAGTCCTGGGATATAAAGTTCCTCTTGTCTTTGTATTTCTCTAACCGCTGTTCTAAGTGCTTCCTGGTAGCCAACTGTTTC